AGTGCGGCGAAGGGAATCCCAGGAGCTGGGCGCGATGCCGGAGGTGTTGCCGGTGAGGTAAACCTTTTCGCCGACCTCAATGGTGTCTATTTCAAGCGCTGCGCCAGCCTCCTTGAGGATGTGCAACGTGGCGGCCATGATTTCGGGGCCGATGCCGTCACCGTGCGCGACGGTGATGGGAACTGGAGTGGGCATGTTTAAAGGGTGAACTTTCTACGATAGCAGACGAGATGAATGGCAGGCGACAAGATCGCCTGTCCCACCTGAAATTGAGATAGACTCGGGGAAATATGCGGATCTTATTGTTCCTGAGTGTTGTGGTTTTGACGTGGGCGCAGCCACAGGCCTATCCTCTCGGCGCGGGGCCGTGGACGTACACGACCTACGAGAAAAACACGAAGATTCGGGTGTCGGTGGTGACTAAGGGGCTGTCGCATCCATGGAGCCTGGCGTTCCTGCCTAATGGAGACGTACTGATCACGGAACGGCCCGGGCGGGTGCGGCTGATGCATAACGGCGTGGTTGCGCCGGAGCCCGTAGCCGATCTTTCGAAGCTGTCGGTGGATGTGCTGTTTGACGTCGCGCTCCATCCGGATTTCGCGAAGAACGGGTTCGTGTATCTGACATACATCAAGAAGGGCAAGGCTCCCGATGGCAAGAACGGCTATTGGGCGACGACGGCGCTGGCGAGGGGGAAATTCGACGGCAAGGCGCTTACGGGCGTCCAGGACGTTTTCGTAGCGGACGCGTGGCAGCCGCTCAATGGCGGCGATGGATCGCGGGTGGTATTCGGGCCGGATGGCAAGATGTACTTGAGCTCATCGCACCGGAGGAATCCGGATGGGCCGCAGGATCTGAATTCGGACGTGGGGAAGATCCTTCGGCTGAACGACGACGGCACGATTCCTAAGGACAATCCGTTCGTGGGGAGAGCGGGCGCCAAGCCGGAGATTTATTCCTTAGGGCACAGGACGGTGCTGGGTCTGACATTCAAACCGGGAACCAATGAGTTGTGGGAGACGGAGAATGGTCCGCAGGGCGGCGACGAGGTAAACGTGATCAAGGCGGGCAAGAATTACGGGTGGCCTCTGGTGACGTACGGACGGGACTATGACGGGAAACGGCTGCCAGGGCCGTCGCGAGACGGGTTCGAGCCGCCGGAACTATTCTGGGTGCCGTCGGTGACCGCTTCGGGCATTCTGTTCTACAACAGCGACAAGATTCCGGCGTGGAAGGGGGACCTGTTTCTTGGCTCGATGACGGTGGGGAGGCTACCGGGGACGGGAAACCTGCAGAGGATCGTGTTCAACCAGAACGGGGAGCAGCGGCGGGAATCGCTGCTCACGGATCTGCACCAGCGCATCCGGGATGTGCGGCAGGGGCCGGACGGGCTGCTGTATCTTCTGACGGACGAGAATGATGGCGCGGTGTTGAAGATCGAGCCGGGCCAATAACTGACAGGCGACAAGATCGCCTGTCCTACTTTCAAACAAAATACAAGGTCTTTCGAGAGCGCGACTTAGCGCAGTGCGGCAGGGGTGCGCCCGAAGTGTGCGGGTAGACTTCGGTCGTGAGCAAACTGAGCGAGAGCAAAAAAAAAAGACTCAGGCCGCAGTAGTCCAGAAGCTGCTGAAAAACGTGGAGAAAAAGTTAGGGGGCGAGGACGTAAAGGCGACCTTGGGGGATTACATCCGGCTGGTGCAGCTCCAGCAGGAACTGGAAGAAGAAGAGCCGAAGGACATCAAGGTGACCTGGGTGGACCCGAAACCCGAGGAATAGAATACCGGCCACTGCCTTCGCAGAAGCGGTTCCACGAATCGGGGGCGCGGTTCAAGGGGTTTTCGGGGCCGATCGGATCGGGGAAAAGCCAGGCGCTGTGCCAGGAAGCGATCAAGCTTAGCTATTTGAATCCGGGGCGAACAGGGCTGATCGGGGCTCCGACGTATCCGATGCTGCGGGATGCGACGGTGGCGGGACTCCTTGACGTACTTGGAAGGAATCGAATCCCGCACGAAGTGAATCGGGCGGAGAACTATCTGGTGATGGGGGAAACGAGATCGAGGATCTTGTTTCGGGCGGTGGAGGAGTTCGAAAGGCTGCGTGGAAGCAACCTGGCCTGGTTCGGGCTGGACGAACTGACGTACACGTCGGAAGAGGCCTGGCTGCGGCTGGAAGGGCGGCTAAGAGATCCAAAAGCAGCCAGGTTGTGCGGGTTCGCGGTGTGGACACCGAAGGGTTACGACTGGGTCCATGAGCGATTCGTGGCGGAGCGGGTGGATGGCTATGAGGTGGTGGCGGCGCAGGCGTTCGAGAACCGGCATCTGCTCGAGCGGGTGCCGGATTATTACGAGCGGCTCAAGAGCAGTTACGACTCGCGGTTCTATCAGCAAGAGGTGCTCGGACAATACCTGCACTTGCACGCGGGGCGGGTGTACTACGGGTTCGAGCGCGCGAAGAACGTCGCCGAAGTGAAGGTGGACCCAACGCGAGCGCTGCTGTGGGCGCTGGATTTTAACGTGGACCCGATGAGCTCGGTTATCGCGCAGATGGAAGGTGAAGGAGTGGCAGTGCTGGATGAGATCGTGCTGAGCCGGGCGACGACGCAGCAGGCTTGCGAGGAATTTCAGAGCCGGTTTCCGGGGCATAAAGCGGGACTGAAGGTTTATGCGGACGCGTCGGGAGCGCGCATGCAGACGACGGGCACTTCGGATTTAGCGGTTCTAAAACAGTTCTTCCGGAGCGGCGAGTACGGGACGGTGGAGTTCAAGGTGCCGAAGTCGAACCCAGCGGTGCGGGATCGGGTGATGGCGGTCAATGTGGCGTTTCAGGGGATGAAGATCGACGGGCGGTGCAAGGAGCTGATCAAGGATCTGGAGCAGGTGGCTTACAAGGAGAACACGCAGGTGATCGACAAGGACCGGGATCCGAAGAGGACGCACTTGTCGGATGCGCTGGGTTATCTGGTGTGGCAGGAACTGCGAGTGGCGGAGAAGGTCGGAGAGAGAGGCAAAAGGCTGATCTGATGGCGTTCGATATCGATCAAGAGCATCCGGAGTATGTGGCACGGAAGTGCGCGTGGAGAAAGTACCGCGATCTGTATGCGGGCGGCGAGCAATTCAAGACGAACGCTGCGGAATACCTGATCCGGCGGCAGAGGGAGCCGGGCGAGGTTTACGCGGAGCGGCTATGCAGAGTCTTCTACGAGAACTACATGGGCTCGATCGTGGACTGGTACGCGGCCACGCTGTTCCGGCGGGAGCCGGTGATTACTTTTGAGGGCGATGCTCCAGCGTCCAAAAGATTTTTCGCGGCGCTGGTGGAGGATACGGACCGGAAAGGGACGTCGCTGGCGGATTTCTTCCGGCGGCAGTTCACCGAGAGTCTGATCACGGGAACAAGCTATGTACTGGTGGACTTTCCGCGGGTGACCAATAAGCCGGAGACGCGCGCAGAAGAAGACGCGAGCGGCGCATCGCGGGCGTATCTGGTGGAGTACGCGGCGGATGACGTCATCAACTGGAATCTGGACGAGTACGGGAACTTCGACTGGGTGGTGATCCGCACCAAGCAGATCAAGAAAGATCGCGTAGAGGATCGGGAATGGCGGACGGAGACCAGGTGGGCGTACTACGACAAAAGGACGTACCGCATTTATCTGGAGGACGAGGGCGAAGCGGTCCTCATCGATCAAGGGACCCACGGGCTGGCCAAGTCAGGCCAGACGCCGCTGTTTGCGCTGAGAATTCCGGAAGGCCTGTGGATGCTCAACCGGGCGGGGTCGCTGCAACTGGAGCACTTCAACAAATCGAACGCTCTGAGCTGGGCGCTGACGATGGGGCTGTTCGCCATGCCGGTAGTGTATTCGGATCGTGAGTTCAGCCAGATGGTGGGCGAGAGCTACTACATTCAACTGGGGCCGGAAGACAAGTTCGGGTGGACAGAGCCAGAGGGCAAGGTGTACCAGATCGCGGCGGACAATCTGGAGCGGCTGCAGGAAGAAATCTACCGTGTGTGCTACCTGACGCAGGCTGGCGCAGCGCTGGACGTGACGGGGCGGCAGAGCGCGCTCGCCAAGCAGCGGGACTTTTCGATCACGCAAGAAGTACTGAGGGGATATGGGGACGCGGTCAAGGAGCAGATCCGGCGAGTACTGCGGGCGACGGCGGCGGCTCGCGAAGACGGGCTGGATGTGAGCGTGACGGGGATGGACGAGTTTGACATCGCGGACTTTGGCACGGAACTGGAAGATGCCCGGCAGCTGCTGGCGCTGGGAGTAGAGTCGCCGACGCTGAAGCGGGAAGTGTTCAAGAAGCTCGCGCTGAAGTACATGTGCGACTCGCGGCAGGACGTGAAAGATTGTATCGCGGAAGAGATCGAGGGGGCGTAATAAATGGCAGAGGAGATGGACATTCGAGTGGTGCTGGACGAACTGGCCGAGGAGCGGCGACGGCGGGAAGGGTTGGAGAAGCGGGTGGAGGACGCCGAGAGGGGATCGGCGATCCGGGCGGAGCTGCAAAAGCTGGGGGTGGCGAAGGTCGAACTGGCGTACAAGGCAGTCAAGGAAGATGTTCCGCACGAAGCCGGCGAGATGAAGGAGTTCCTGGCGAAATTCGTGGGAGAGAATCCAGAGCTGCTGCCGGCGCGGCTGGCGGGAGGATCGGGAGCGACGGGGGCGGCTCGGGGGAGCGGCGCGGCATCGAGTGCCGTGGATATCGACAAAATCCGCCCGGGGATGAGCGCGGAAGAGATGGACAGGGTGAGGCAGGAGATCGCGCGGGTGGCGTCGCAAACGCTGCGCGGGCTGTAAAAGCGGGAGACAGAAGTCAGAATTCAGGAGTGAGAAATAATGGCGGCAATTACATCGAGTAACGTGGCAAACGCGATTGTGAAGCTGGTGGCGGCGGATGCGCTACCCGCGTTAATGGGGAACCTTGTCATGGGCAACCTGGTCAATCGCGACTATGAACCGGCGCTGGCGCAGGCGGGAGACACGATAAACGTGCCCATTCCACCGGAGCTGACGGCGCACAACCTGACGGAAGGCAGCACAGTCTCGACGCAGAATCCAAACCTGGACAACGCGCAGATCGTGCTGAACACGCACGCGGAGGCGACCTTCCTGATCCCGGACGTGACCAAGATTCTGGCTGTTCCGGATCTTCTGAAGCTATACATGCAACCGGCCGTAGTGGCGCTGGCGGAAAAGATCGAGGCGGATCTTTTGGGTTTGTATGGATCTTTCACCGCGAATACGGCGGTGGGGACAGGCGGGACGGCGATCACGGAAGCGGTGGTGGATTCGGCGGAGACGGGGCTGTTCGCCGCCAAGGTTCCCGCGAATGCGGCGAAATTTTTGGTGGTGGATCCCGCAACGTATTCCGCGCTGCGGCAAATTCCTCGCTTCAGCGAATTCAACTCGGCCGGCGAGGCGGGTTTGCGGGCGCTGGTGGATGGGGCGGTGGGAAAGATGAAGGACTTCTATATCTTCCGATCGCAGTTTGTGATGAAGACGGGCACTAGTCCGGTAACCACGCATAACCTGGCGTTCGCGCGAGACGCGATCGGCCTGGTGGTGCGGCGGCTGCCGAGACCGCTGCCAGGTACGGGCGCGATCGCGGAGTACGCCGAGCTGGGCAATTTCGGAATGCGGGTGACGATGAGCTACCAGCCGAACACGCTGGCGCAGCAGTTCACCGTGGACGTGCTGTATGGCTCGGGCGTGCTGAGGAACAGCTTCGGGGTGCAGGTAAACAGCTAGGGGATGCGGCCGGCGAAAGGCCGGCCCTACCTGCTGAAAGCAGCTTATGGACTTGCTTGGGTATTACGAAAAGATTCGCCGGATCGAAGCTGTGATCGATGCGGTGTTCGCGGTGGTGACCAGCCGCGCCACGCCAGATGGGGGCCGCGCGGGGGTGAAGACGGAGCTGCCGCGAGCGGTGGCGGCGCGTTTAATCGCGGATGGGAAGGCAGATCTGGCGAGTCCGGAGGAGACGGCTCAGTTTCGGGCGGAAACCGAGGCGAAATGGAAAGAGGCGCAGCTCAATGTTGCTGACCGACGGTAGCCCCAATACGACCGAGGACCTGCGCGTGTACGAGTCGGCGATTCTGGGCGTCGCGAACGGCGAGATGATCGACCTGGGCGTGAAGCTGAATCTGGCGACGGAGGAGATCATACAGGACATACTGGATTTTCTGCTGGCGCACGCCGGGGCGGATCCGCGAGCGGCGGGGCGCAGAGAGCTGGGAGCGGCGGACGTGGTGATCAGCCGGCAGCTCAAGCGCTGGCATGCGGTACACACGCTGGAGATCGTGTACCGGGACGCATTCAACAATCAGCTCAACGACCGGTATCAGGCAAAATTTGTGGAGTACCGGGAGCTATCGCGAAGCGCACGGGAACGAAGTTACGGCTTCGGTGTGGGGCTGGCGCTGATTCCCATTCCGCAGGCAGAACCGCCGGTGTTCAGCGCCGTGGGCGGTCTGATTCCTGCAACCACTTATTACGCGCGGGCGTCGTGGGTAGGTGCATCGGGGCAAGAGGGACAGCCGAGCGAGATGACGGCCTACGATGCGCCCGCCGGAAGTCTGCCCGTGGCGCAGATGATAAATCCGCCGTCCGTAGCGGCGGCGTTCAATATCTATCTGGGACTGACGCCGGATACGCTGTCGCTCCAGAATCCGACGCCGGTTCCAGTGGGTCAGAATTTCACGCTGGCGGGGCAGGGGTTATCGGCCGGTCCAGTGCCCGGTGAAGGGCAAGCCGGCGACACCTATATCAGCGGCGGCTGGATCCTGCGGCGAGGTTGAAGAGATGGCCAAGACAGGAAGCGTCGCGACGCGAAAAGTGGTGGAGTTCCTGACAGCGCCGGATAAGGGGCTGGGTCCGGCGGTGGCCAGGATCGCAGAAGAAACGGCGATGGAACTGGCGGCCATTCCGCCGGCCCACGTGATGAACCAGAACGTCTCGGTCGAGCTGAGCGAGCGTGCGCAGATCGTAAAATATCCGGCCGTCTATGTATATACGGACCGCGTTCGGAACCTGCTGACGGAGAAGTTCCGGACATTCTCGGGCAAGGTTCGAACGGTGGCCGAGGTGTGGGTGTCGCAGGATCGGATGGAAGGGGTGGAGGAGCAACTGCGGCTGTATGTGGAAGCGGTGACAGAGGTGTTGGATGCGAATCGGGGGAACTGGGGAGAAGGGGCGTTTTTTACGGGCGGGTACGAAGTAAGTATCGATCCGGTGCGGCACGGCGGAAGAAATTTCCTACAGATCGCGAAAGTGGAGTTTGAAGTGGACATGTCCGTTGCTTGAATCACGCACGACGCTGAAAAACGCTGTGCGCTTCACTAAGCCGCAAATAAACGCAAATTAGACGCAAATGAGTTGCTACATATCAT